TCCTCCGTATATTGCATCAGATTTTACTACTCTATATTATAACTCGTCCAATTATGGAACAATAGAAGAAGCAATTGATGCTTTTAATGCTAAGTTTGGGACAAATATCGAAAAGGCGAATAACGAAACAACCACTTCAACACAAATCATATTGTCTTCCGATGAAATTAATAATTATGCCTTGACTGCCACCGCGTTAGACACTGCTA